TCATGATTATCTTAAAGTTAGCCAGAGGACTGATAGAGATTTGAGAATTGTTATTAGGTGTTAAATATGGATCATCTGGACTTACGATCACGCTGTTGGCGAGTACCACGCTTGGTGGGAACGCGAAGGTCTGCCATTTTGAGTTATCAATTAGGGCAGTCGCTAAAGTAGTTCTAAGAGTTGTTATGGCTACAGGTGGCATTATCCCACCATTGAGTTAGGGCTTAGCGCGTGTGCGATCAATCCTCGCACCTTAGCGAGAAGCTGTGCGCTCATTCGGTAAGGGCTTGGCTGGAAATCGACAGCGTTTGAGCCGCTTAATGTGGCGGTACGCGCTTGCCAGATCTCGACAGATATCATGAGTGCTGCTTGCTGGACTGCTTTATCTTCTGCCCAATCAACATAGGTAGAAGCTGCAACTGTAGCAAAAGGATTAAAAGGATGGTATGGCGTATCAGCTACATGGTTAGTAGTAATAGTGAATGTACGACCATGAACACTTGTAATAGTTTTGTTGCCGTTGAAATGTGAACCTGCGCCTGTGATAACAACGCTCTGACCAATGTAGTAAGTCATTTCAACATTTTTATCAAAATACATTGTGCCTACTGTGCCAATATTAGAGTGACCAATAGAAAATTCTGTGTTAGCCCATAACATAGGAAGTAGGACTGCATCTGTAGCATCGCACACTTCCTGCAAGGTGGCATCTGGATACAGCGTACCCACTCCGAGTGTGGAGCGTAATTCGCTGACTGTCGTTAATGCCATTCCTTTTCCTTTCTAAAGACTCTAGGGAGTCAGAGGGCTACTGACCCCCTAGAGCGTACTTAGTGGGCTTGCTTATGCAGCGTTATTGAACTTGAACGCGCCAGCAGCAGCCTTAGTGGCGATTGCGCCATAGCCGTAGTAACCAACTTCAACCTGACCTGTACCGACCTTATCAGCGCGTAGCTGTAGGCGTGGTGACTCGTACCATGTGTATGAGTCGCGGTTTACGACAACGATTGATCCGTCTGCTACACCTGTTAGGGAGTAATCAACATATAGATCTAAGCCAAGCAATGATCCGCGTAGGCTCTGTGATACTGAACCTGCTGCGTTTTGTGGCTGTGATGCGATGAATAGAGGACGATTTTGTCCATCCACCATTCCCATGATGTTGCTCCACTGTGTTGGTGAAACAATTACGCTCTGTGCAAAGCGAAGTGTGTTTGTGTAGATTGAGTCTGAAGCGCGAGCAATAAAGCCAGCCATTTCAGCACCATCCCAAGGAAGTGTGATTGCTGTGCCATCTGCTGATGCACCTGTCTGGATTGCTGTACGCACTGCAACATTTGTTGCCTTAGCGTATGCATCTGCCATAAGTGATTGCAATTCTGCAAAGAATGCTGGAGATGTACGATCCAAAACTTCAACATCGAATAGCTGCATTCCTGCGTACTTAGCAACTGTAACATCTAGGTACTCAATCTCAACCTGAGTATCTGAGAATGCTGCCTTTTCTGCTGCTGCTGCAACAGTTGGAACAGCCTTTACGCGAGGGATCTGGAATTTAAATCCTGCGTCTGGAAGTGTACCTGCTGAAATCGCATCGATTGATGGACGGCCAGAAGTTGACTTGTTATTGATGATTTCTGTGAGCTGGCGTGTTGGCACAAGACCTGCTACCTCAGTTGTTGTTGTATCTGATGCAGCGCGTAGGTATTGACGAGCATTCTCATCACCGAATTGTGCGCGTACTGCGTTTTCTAGGAAAGCCTCGTTTGATAGATCAATACGAGGGTTTGTGTAATACATAGCAGTAACAGTTGGACGAGCAGCTTCAACTGCTGCTGCCTCTACTGGTGCTGCAACTGTCTCTGGAGTGTTCTCCACAGCTGTCTCGCTTTCTGTTTTGGTTTCTTCAACAGGGATAACTTCCTCTGCTGCGATCTCTAATACCTGAGCAGACTTAAAGGCTGGCTCTGTTACTAGAGAAACTTCTTTTAACTTAGCCGCTGTCACGACTGTATGTCCATCGCGTGATGGCTTTGATGCAATTACTTCTGCACCGATACTCAATCCTGAAACCAAGTTTTCGCTTGCCATGATTAGGGCATCTGAACCTGCCTGTGAACGGCTTAGCTTAAATGTTGCATAAATTCCATCTTCACGAACTTCAGAAGCAGTCATACGACCTACAGGCTTCTTCATGTCGTGCTGCGAAAATAGTTTAATCTTTGTAGGATCTTCAATCTCGATTGATCCAGCTTCGAAAACATAAGCACCAAGATTAGTGTTACCAATCTCGCCTGTTCCCATTGGAACAATCTTTCCTGAGATTTCGCGTTTTTCTTCGCTGCACTCGATTGATGATGCTTCGATGTATAGTGTTGTCATTATTTTTCCATTCCGTTTGGAGACAGATCTTCCATTTGCATAGCTTGCTCTGTAGTGATAAGACCTAATGCAAGCATCTTTTCAATTACTAGCAAGCGATCCATTGGGTTAGTGCGTAAGAATGTGTCATCTACTGAGAACTTGACATAGTGTCCAGCAGTAGAGATGTCATCCATTGATAGACGAGCTTCAATTGCTGAGATGTAAGGTTGGATCATCCAGATAAACTGTCTGCGCTCATCTTGCACATTTGCGTATGTCATTGTGGTGTTTTGATCAGCTGATAAATAATATGGCGGAACTCCACACAATCTTGCTATTTCTGTGGCACTGTTCTGAATCGCTTCCGCGTACGCCATTTCTTTAGGTGAAAATGATGTTGGCTGATATTCCAATGTGCTAGTTAGATAAGCCGTTGATCGATTAAGACGGGCAGACTTCCATGCAGCTAGTAATCCTGAAACTTCTTTAGGATCTAGGTCTGCTCCATTGTTGCGAATGTAGCCTGTAGGCATTGGAGTCTGTGCAGCAATAGCAGCGGCTCTGTGAATATCAATTGAGCTCTGAATAGTACGAGCAGAAGTGTTAAGGATGCCCTCATCTTTCTGGAATGTAATGAGTGATCCAATACCTGACATCGGTACGGGAATACCATCTACATAGTATTGAGTAACAATAGTAGAAGGGAAATCTGTATCGAATGTAACGCGAGTGTTAGCAATCCACTCAGCTCTTGCCATTCTTCCATCTTCTTGGTATGTCTCTTGGATACGCCAATAGGCTGTGCCATACATAAGCAGGCTATCAACTGTCCAAAGGATTGTGACGAATCGTGGCTGATTAATTGATGGCTGTTCTACCCAACGAGGTGCAGCAATCTTTTCTCCCGTGGACTTCTTGTAATACTCCATGGGAATTGTGGAGATCGTTCCCGCAATTAAGTCTCTGCACCTTTTAATCGCAGGTACAGACATGGCATCTTGACGAGCCATTGATGAGACTGTGTAGTAGTTATTGTAAGGCAGGAATTGATCGCCTAAAATTTGAGGGGCGTATTGCGCTTTTAATGAAGTATCAGAATTGGTTGCATCAGTTTTGCGAAATAGACCCATAGTCATAAAGTGTAGCATTTGTCAAGTAATTAGACAACATGCTAGGGCGTGTCTAAGTATAAATCTGTGGCTTAGGCTGTGGGATCATCAACTTGCTTACTGCCATTGCGATGCCAATAGGTGCGCTTATATCTCCAGCAGACTTTCGCTTGATGATACGCCACGCGCTGTCATTGACCTTAGCTGCACAGTTGTTCATCTGCTGTATGAACTCAGCCTGTCCATTGTGGACAACTCGATGATTGACCAAGCCTTCTAGTAAGTCTCCACATGCTTTATAGAACTGCTGTCCAGAGACATCTTCTACGATCACGCCAGAATTGGAGAGCCTGTCGGCAATAGTCTGAGTTGCGTACTTGTCAAAGCAGACTAGGCGTGGCTTATAAATGTCACACCATGCCTTTATACTTGCCGCCATCTTTAACTCATCGATGGCAACCTGAGAGCTATAAGTCTCTAGAATGCCGATGCCGATCCGTCCATCTGGGAGCAACTGCCCTGCAACAAGCGACCCATTGCGCCTACTAGGACTGACATCAAAGCCGAATACTGTGTAAGCACCAATTGTCATCTCTAGCTCAGAATCAGATGTTTCTTCTAAGATGCCATGAGGCCAAGGACTACTTAGTGAGTCGATCCATTGGCAAAGAGTCTCAGTGCGCGTGTTCTCAATCGGCGAAGTAGCAATCGCTTCCTCAATCGCTTCCTCTGTGATGGTATATCCCAAAGAGGGGTTAGCCAAAGCCCATGCATCGCGGTCTGTTATCTTGCAATACTGTGGTGCTGAGTATTCGTAGAATCCGAATGACTTAGGCGGGTAGTCGATGGCTCGTTCTCGCAGGTCGTTAAGAACAGTTGAGAACGCATCTCCAGCATTCGAGGTAAGAAGTGTCTGACTATTTGGGTGAGCTCTAGTAGTTGGAGTTGCTGCTCTAAATCCATCTTCTGTGATCTCTCGGACTTCATCGATGTAAAGTAGCCCGTTGACACTTCGTCCACGAGATCCATCTCTAGTAGCTGCAACGACATCAAGGCGCGCTCCAGAGAGCATCTCAATAGACTCCGT